GCCTTGCTGCCAAAGCTGCCGATCCCCTCGATCCCGAGGACCACCACGTTCGGGCGCGGCAGCCCGTTCTTCACCGCATAGTGGTTGGTGCTGACCGGCAGACCCGAGGGGTTCCGGTCGGGATGTGCCATCAGGTTGACCAGGCGGCGGCTTGGCGCGATGACGCACCAATCGTCGGGATCGGCCACCCGCAGCACCAGCCGATCCGCGTAGAACGGCAGCAGGAAGAAGGGGCGCTCCGGGGTTGAGCCGTCCAGCATCGTTTGAAGTTCGATCCGCTTCATGGCGCGATCTCCTCAAAACGGGCCGAGGGGATCACGATCTGCCCTCGGTCATTGGTCAGTTGGAATCCCGGCAGAACTTCGTAGGTCTGGCCGGGGGTGAATCCGGTCCCCGTGATGTCGGCCTTGCAGCGGACAAGCGACCCGGGGGCCGGTGAGAGGTCGTCCAGGTAGGCGGACATCAGTACGCCTTCCCGCCCGCTGCGGCCCGGTTCTCGGCCTTATGGTCGGGACGGTCGCGGTTGTAGGCCATCTTCTCGACCACCGCCCCGGGCAGATCGACGTTGAGCGCCCCCGCGAGATCGCAAATGCGGATCAGCGCGTCGGCTAGTTCCACCTCGATTGCCGGACGATGCGGCAGCTTGTCGTCCATGAGGCCCTTCCGGTCGCCCTCCATGGCCTCCACGATCTCCGAGACCGTGAGCATCAGCTTGATCGGGACGTGGTACGCCTGGGACAGGACCTCCCCGGTTTCCTTGTCGTGCCACCAGCCCTTGTAGTAGCTGGCCGAGTGGCTGGCGAGGACGGCCATCTGGAGTCCGAGGTGCATCTTTTCGGTCATCTGGAACTGGTCATCGCAGCAGGCCGGGCCAGTCACCACCGGGTCAAAGCCCCATTGCCGGGCCTCCGCGTCGAACTCCGCGATCCCGCCGTACTCACCCGGCACGAGGCGCGGCATGGGCGCGGCTTCGCTCGGCGCGGCGTCCTCGTTGGCCGGGTAAGCCTCCATTCCGCAGAGGCAAGGCCCGTCGTTGCCCGGGCCGCCGTCACATACTTCGCAAGTTCGGTCATCTTTGTCGGGGGCCTCGTAGGGGCGGCGCTCCTCCAGGTCGTGCCGCGCGGGCTGCTCGTAGGGGCGGCGCTCCTCCACCCTGGGCAATTCGTAGAACTTGCGCTCTTGGTCAGGCTCGGACATCTCGTTTTCCTCTTTTCTGATCGTTTTAACTTTTTGGTTGACATTGCGGGCGAGCAGATAGTCCCGCCGCCCGGGTTGATTCTCAGCCGGTGGGTCGGAGGTGCGGCCACTCGGCGTAGATCGCCTCGTTGATCTTATCGACCTTGGCCTTGCGCGCCGCGCCGATCTTTCCGGCGATCACCGCCCCCGGCGTCGTGTGGCGCGCCTTGGACAGCCTGCCCTGCGTCTGGGGGTAGACCCAGAAGCGCAGCCGCCAATCCGGCTCCTCGCCCGGCTGCCGCTCGGCGCGGTAGTCGTCCCCCGGGTGGTCGCTGCCGGGCGCGGATCGGGCGTATCCGAACTCCACGATCTCCTCGTCGCCCTCGTAATAGAGGCCGAGGGTCAGGACGGAGTCCTCGCCCAACTCGACCTTGATGGTCCGCATGTCTCTCATGTCCTCACCTCGTTGATCTCCGCGATCCGATCCTCGATCCCTTCCAGGCGCTCGGGCCAGTCGTCGGGCCGGTAGCCCGCGAGGTAGGCCGCGTAGAGACGGGCCACCCGGGCGGGCGCGGCGCGGTAGGTTTTCTTTGCAGGGTCTCGCTCCCAGCGGTATACGCTCGACACGTCCACCTCCAAGAGGTCGGCAGCCTCGGCTGGCGAAAGGCGCAGCGTCTCGCGGGCCTCCCTCAGTTCCTCGTTTGTCATAGCATGTCGCCTCTTGTCGTCCCGTGTCTTAGGGTGACACTTAGGGGCATTTGCCCCAATGGTCAACACTTTTTCTCGTTTCGGGTGAAATAACTTTTAAGGTTGGATATTCCTCTTTCGGTTGACAGTCGGTGAATCGGTCGTCTAGGAAGAGGACCACGGGGCAGCCCAGAGCAGACAGCCGGAGGAACCAAGAATGACCAAGCCAACAACGATCCCTTCCCGTCGAATCCTCTCTCCCGAGGAGCGCACCCAGATCGAGGAGGTGATCGCGGCCCGGCTGTCTGCACGGCACAAAATCCAGGACATCGCGGATGAAGTCGGCCTGCGCAACCGACGTGTCCGGGAGATGATCCGGGCGAATCCCGAACTCCGCAAGCTGTGGGTTTCCCTCGCGAAGGGCGTCCCGAAGATCGGGCCAATCGGCAGCATGAGGGAGGCCCTTCGGGCGCAGAGCAAAGAGTTCCAAGAGTGGATCGGGTCCAGCAAGCCGGAGGGCGTATCCGTCTCCGATTTCCTCGTCTCGATTGCCTACGACGCCTTCGAGGACGAGCAGGACCGCGTTTCTGCGGACTGAGTTTCACCCAAAAGAGGAAGAACACATGGAAAAGATCACGGAGAACGAGCCGATGCTGTCGCTGCCGAAAGGCGCTGTCGGCAAACGCCTCAAGCGGCTCTTCAAGCCGACCCGCAAAGCCCAGGTCGGGGTCGGGGCGATCAAGCTGCCGCTGCGGCTCGGCAAGGACGACGGCAGCCAGCAGGCCGCCCTCCAGCGCGCCCTGCACCACATGGCGATGCAGCAGGCGGCAGGCGTGAATCACCTCGGCCACCCCCGGGGCTTCCGCATCGCGCCCACCAGCCGCAAGAACCCCGAGTTCCACCGCAAACGCCCCGCCACCCGCGTCGAGGCCCTGACCAAGAGGGCGTTCGCATGACCGAGGTAATCGTCCACGGACCCCAAGGCTGCGGTAAGACCCGCAACGCCGAAGTCCTCCGCAAGACTTTCGGATGCACCTTCATCGAGGACGACTGGCACCCGCTCCGAACGATCTACGACGACACGCTCCACCTGACCAGCCACCCCGACGTGCATAGCACCGGAATCCCGGCAGGCGTCGAGGTCTACACTTTCGAGCAGGCGATGCAGAAGTTCGAGGGCGCGATGCAGGAAGCGGGGGCGTCGGCATGAGCGACTCTGAGGACCTGCTGGGCGAAGCCCCCGGCCCCGGCCACAACTCCGGCGATGCAACCTACCGGGTGACGGCCAACGAACTCCGCCAGTTCATCGAGCGCATCGAGCGCCTGGAGGCAGAGAAGAAGGACATCGCGGAACAGACCAAAGAGGTGTTCGCAGAGGCCAAGGCGCGTGGGTACGAGGTCAAGGCCATGCGCAAGATCATTGCCGAGCGCAAGCGCGACAAGGACGACCTCTCCGAAGAGGAAGCCGTGTTGCAGATGTACCGCGAAGCGTTGGGCATGTGATGGCGGATACCGCAGTTCAGCCTGTCGATCTGCCCGACATCTCGCGCGCCCTTGCCTCGATTGAGGAGATGGAGCGGGATGCCCGCGACACGGTTTGCCGTGACGGGTTCGGCGCGACCATGAGCGGGCGGTACTACCACGAGCAGATGACCGTGGAGGACCGCGCCGCTCTGCGCCGCCTAGCCCTGCGCACCCAATTCCGTCGCATCGACCTCCAAGTCCGGCGGTGCGCCTCTCTGGGGGTCCACCTCGCAGGCTATGACGACATCGACGCATGGGTTGAGAGCAAGCTGGAGATGCTGCCAGCCGATGCCCGGGAGGCAGGGGAGTGAACCCGCTCGCCTTTGCACAGCTTTACGCGGCGATCTGGATGGGGGCCTGCCTGGCCCCCATCACCAGCCAATCCCCCACAATCCGACGCGCCCTCTTTGGGCAGAAAGGAATCCATGCTGACGATTGAGATCAGAATGGACGGACGCCTCATTGCCGGGGCGAAGGTCAAGCCGGGCCGCACATGCAGCGGCGAGGGCAGCTACGAGGTGGAGGCCGTCGAGACAGAGGCCCCCTTCTACGGCCTCGAAAAGCCGTTCCATTCCAAATTCGCGATCCGATACCACGACCGCTTTCAGAGCGTGTTTGCCCTCGTGGAGAAGGTCGCCCGGCGCGCCAAGGAGCGCCAGCAGGGAGAACAGAACTGATGCAGACCCCGGAGGAAATCCGCCGCCACGCCGAAGCGTTCACGATCTGGAGGGAGGGCCGTTCGGTCGCCTGGGAGTGTACCGCCGAGGAACTTTCCGCCGCCACCAAGCTAGACGCTGACGACGTTCGCGCGATCTGCGCGGCGCGGCGCTGGCCCATCCAAGAGGATGCCGATGATGCCCCACTCACCCTTGCCCACTAAGAACCTCGGAGACGCCGACGCCTGGCCGTTCGAGGACGGAGCCGACGAGATCGTGATCCGGGTCAGCCGGTACAAGGACGACCTCAAAACCCCAGCCTCCTTCCAAGCCATCGTGCGCGGCCAGGACCGGACGAAACTCTGGGGCGTGGGCGTCCGCGCCAACCCGGTCGCCGCGATCCAAGCCGCCATCGAGTCCTTCTTCCGCCCGAGCGGCGGCCCGAGCCAAGCCGAGATCACCGCCGAGGAGCAGGCGATCCGGCGGGACCGCCCGCGCGGCCCCGAAGCTGACCTAGACCTGGAGGACCTTCTGTCGTGACCATCGTATTCAAGGGCCGCGTGGTCCTCTTCAACGAGCCGTGCCGCGCCGACGCGGAGTTCTTCCACCAGATGCAGGCCGCCCGGGCGAAGTGGGAGGCCGAGGGGCGGCCCCGGTCGGGGTACTGACCGTGCCTTGGCGGTTCGAGGACATCAAGATCATCACCAACGC